ATTCTTGGTTACACTGGTTACAAGCTGGTTACAGCTGGTTACAACTGGTTACAACTATTCTATATAATAAGAAATAGATAAAAAAATTATTTTATGTTATACTTATAGTATAAGTAATTCTAAATTTATAAGGAGTATTAGATATGTCAATTAAGGCTTATACATTTGAGACTCGTGACAGTAAGAATGGTCAGATTGTACCATTTAGTGCAAAAGTTGATGCGCGTGTCAAACAAGATTTGTTTTATGGTCAAGGTAATTTGGTAATCCCAGGTGATCGTGATGGCATGATTACAACTGATAAGAAGATTAAATTTAAAGGTGCATTTCCTGAGATTTCATTAACATTAAATGTGTCACCGTCAACAGTGTTCATGGCAGGTGGACGTATGTTCACCTTGGAAAATGAAAATATCCCTATTGATGGAATACAATTAAAAAAAGTAAATCAAAGTGATAGGGATACATCTTTATATATCGGAACATTCTCATTGTCATTTGATATTGACGCAGCAAATGCATCAGGTGAATTTGTGAAGTTAGTATCTTATCCAAATTATGATACGAAACCTGAATCATGGAATAATGATCAATTCTCCGTAACTTATGACTTCAATGTGGTGTATGAAGCATTTGATAGTTTAAGGGTAGGAGTATTTCCTGCAATATGGTGCAATGGTCGTATCAATGCAGGTGGTACGTTTGGACTACGTAATAAATCAACCGATATGGATAATAGTCCCAGTGGGTATCGTGGGGAAATGGCGTTTGTAGGAAACAATATCCATATCACCAAACGTGGAGAACGTTTTACTATTTCAGGTATCTCTAATAATGTGAATAATGTGAAAAATATCACAATCGATAAAAGTTCAGAAAAACCAATCATCAGAATGGCTAGAAGAGTAAATACGCCAGATGCTATTCAGATAACATCAGGAGAGGTTATTTTATTTACGGAAGGTTGGTCAGGAAGTGCTTCCATTCAAGAGTCTGAAAAAAAAGAGTATCTATTTGATTTGGTGGAGTTGAAAACCTACTTTGGAAAATTACCAGATGACAAAGAGATTCGATATCTTTCAATATTTGGTAATTTCATGGGTGAATTGACCAGACGAATTGATTTTTAATTGTTGTAGCTTTTTTGTTGACATTTAATTTATTTATGTTATAATGAATATAAGCAAGTAGTAAGATAAACTTTATGTTTCGTACCATTTGCTTTTAGAAATCGATATAGCCATCACACGAAAACATAGTTAAACCTCCTAATAATTTGTACTGTAAATATCCTTTCCTAGTGTGATGGTTTTCTGTTTTTTATAGGTAGGACCCTTATAAAAAAGTTTGTAACCAGTTGTAACCAAGTGTAACCAGCTGTAACCAGCGTGTAACCAGTGTAACCAGTATTTTCGGGTTACACTATTTTTTTGATTATTTTAATAAATAACACATAAAATATAAAAATTAAAGTACCCCCTAAATTCTTGGTTACACTGGTTACAAGCTGGTTACAGCTGGTTACACTTGGTTACAAAACTATATATAACAAAAATAAAAAGTTTTAATACTTATGGGTTGACTATTATTAGTAATTGTGATATCATATATTCAGATAAAGGAAATAACCTTATAAATATCATTATTAAAATATTTTTAAAAAAACTAAGTTTTTTAATGCTTATAGGTTGACTATTATTAGTAATTGTGATATCATATATATAGATAAAGGAAATAACCGTATAAACGGAAATGAAAGGACATGGTACAAAAATGGTACAAGAAAAGAAAGTAACTAAAATGGATTTAGATGTCATCTGTAAAACATTAAAAAGTTTAACGGGTGCAGATGGTACACCGTATGGGGTGAAGCGTGGTTTACGCTCAAGCGTGGAAGAAGCTCACCGTCTATTAGATGGCTACATAACAAACCAAAGAAAACAATTTCCTGAAACAACAAATCAAGTATCAATGGCTGTTGCTAAGATTTGCGTAGCACTTTCAGAATATGATATTCGTGCAGCAAGACTTGTCAATCGATTGGTTGTACATTTAGATGAAGATGCTGATGCTTCAGTTGCTAAATTATCAACTCATGATATCAAAGCAATGGTTTCAGAAATGGAAGTGTTATCACCTAAGATTGTCAGCTACGTAGCAGTCATTACAGAATCATTATTAAACCGTTATCCATTTGGTGAATCATCAAACATTCTATCATCTATTGATGAAGATGCATGTGATGAAGCTATTGAAAAGTTTGCGGAAGGTATTGATGCTCAAGTAGGTGAAGGTGGGTTTGCCGCCTATATGCTTTATCCATTTTTATATGATACATATGGTGAAACACAATACGGTCAAAAACGACACATGATTTTAGGTACAAAAGCGTCAACAGGAAAATCAATCATGGGTAAAATGAAAGCTGCTCTATATGGTGAGTTTTCAACCGTCATTGGTCCACGTCCTGAACAAACTCATTCAGGTTTTGATGCTGACACAATCGCATGGAATGAATCAATCAAACCATACGCCGTTGCTTATATTGATGACGATAATATTGATCCTGGTCGTACATCACGTGAAGACTTCATTAAAAACTTTTATAATCCACAATCAATGAAGTTAAAAGTTATTCGCTCAGGAAAAGTATCTTATGAGTGGGTTCAGTACGATGGATATGTATCTATGAATATGAACACATTTGAAGAATCTTATTCCACAAAAGATGAAGTAATGAAACGTATGTATGTATTTTACTTGAGACGATTAGCGGATACTTATTTGACAAAAGAAGAAATATCTCATCTACATGGGATTACAAAAGATTCAACCAATGAATTGAATGCGTTGAAAAACTATTTGAATCAGAATATTGAAAAAGCAAACACATGGTTATTGGAATATACAACTCCTGCTTTCTCAGTTGCCGATAGATATATTGATTACCCTTTAACACAACATATTGCAATGATTTTAGATGATGCACAAAAAGAAACTGGATATCGTATGGTTCCTTATCGTGTTATCAAACAAGACTTCCCAAGTTTATCTGAGGGTACTCTTATTAAAAAAACAGCAGGATTGTTTAAGAGTGGTACGAAACGATATGGTGAATCACAAAAACCAACCAAATGTATTTTTGATAATCCTGAATCAACTATCACAGTAGAAGATGTATTGCTACCTGAAGATTTGCAAGATATTAAAGGTGACAACTATGAATTGACAGTAGCTGATTATGAAGATACAAACTTCACATTTCAAAAGTTTCAAGGAGTACGTTCACAAGTCGTATTGAATGATGAAAAGACTATTAAAGCAGATAATGCGATTACTTTCTTAAATGTGATAAAAAGTGAAGTTGAAAAAGAGTCATCATATGTTGAAAAAGATGGAACACATAAACCACTTTTAGAAATTGATAATGATGAATTGAAAAAGTTTAAAGAAGCTAATAAAACAGTTTTTAAATTATTCAATGGAGTAGAATATAAGAGTAATGGTACTGCTAAATCAGATAATGTTAAATCAGTAGGATCAATTAATATTGATATTGATAATACAGATAATACTGCTGATGAAATTATTAGTACAGTTAAATCTATTGGTTGTGATGCATATGTAGTATCATCAATGCGTGATAAAGAAGATACAACAAAACTACATATCATTTTTCCATTGACAAAACCAATCACTGATAAAACAACTTACCTAGATACATGGAAATTGTTGCGTGATAAGTTTGGTCAAGATGGTATTGTTTTGGATGAACAAGTAAAAGATTGGAACCGTCGAATCTATCTTGCGTCATCATTACGTGTTAATGAAATTATTTCAACAGGTAAAGGAATTAAACCTATTGAAATAAAACATAGCACTCCTATTAAATCGTATACAACTACACCTATTCATTTTGATGGTGATACTGAAAAAATGAGTCAACGTGTAAAAGAAGCAGGGGAAGGTGAAAGAAATGACACATTAAATAAGACATTGTTTATTGCTCACAAAAATGGAGCACCATACAAAGATTTAGAACAAATTGCACGAAGCTCATCACTAGATGAATCAGAAGTGAGAGCTACATTCAAATCTGCAACTGGATTTGAACTTAATTAAGAGAGGTAACTAAAATGGAAAACTTTAACACAAACGGAACAGTAAACACTAATAATGTAAACAACACTATCAACATGGAAGAAGTTAGTAAGAAGATCAAACATTTCTTAAACAACACAGAACTAGATGTTGATGACACTTGGGGGCAAGTAGTTGGGGTAGATGATTTCGATAACACTTGGGGTAAAGTCATTGGAGTAGATACTACATCAGCACCTTGGTTTGATGAACTTTTAAATGAAATATTTAAAACAATGAAAATGAAAAACCTATTACAGGAAATGGAATTACAGTATCCCGATGACTACGTAAACGGGTCTGACATTATTTATTTCGTATATAGTGAACACCACAATTATTTGTTAGCATCAATATATCCTAATGATGGGGTAACTGATAGTGGATATATATATTATAAACGTTTACAAAATTGTGAGGTAACGGAACAGGTATATGATTTCTTATGTAACTTACTTTCAGATAGAAATATTTTAATTAACGGACGATCAGAAATAGTGCATGTATGTGTACAATCAGTACCATATACACCTGTAGATATATTTGATGGTTTAGATGGATTGAAAGGTTTATGTACCAAAAAAACAAGGCCTAAAAAAACTGAGGGTGTAAAATATGAGGATGTTTTAACAGCCTTAAGATTGATTAGAGATAGTAATCCAACTGAAATGATATTGGATGTGCGAGAGTGATTAGATAGCCTTCATGGCTATCTTGCACTCATACTATAATATAATATGATACATAAAGTATAATATATAAATAAGAGGGATGACAATAATATGGTAACATTAACAGTAGTTAAGCTATTACCTCAATTCGTAAAAGGAATTGATGTGATGATTAAAGTAAAAGATAAATTTAATATTGATGAGATACTTTCGGATACCGAATTAGGTAAACAAGAGCAAGATAGACTTCTACAATCCAATGAGTTCTTATCACCAAGCGCAATGGTTGATGTGGTACAATGTGAACGTTGTACCGTTGAAATCAGACGAGCACATGCTACAACATGGATGAGGAAACATGAGAATGTAACGAATCCAACCGAAAAAGATTATTACATTCTCTATGATACTATCCGTGATTATGTAAACGAATATATGAATCATGAAGTGAATAGGTTGATGTATGGTGTAGTATAGTACATTATACTTAAATTATAATCAATTTATTTACACTTTTAGTTGACAAACAATTCTGTTTGTGATATTATATAAATATAAAGATGAGGCAGTACCCCCCGGTGTAATAACGATGCACTAGGGGAGGATCGTCGGCCGTGCGGTCTCTTGTGTGTCTCTCCCAAGAAAAATGGGTCAGAAATCACATGAAACATGTCAAAAGCGATAGGATATTAATTATAACCGCGTCATAAAAAATAATAAACGGAGGAAACTTACATGGGAAGAAGTGGAAAGTACTCATCAGTAGTACTACCCAACCTTGAAAAGATTCGAATTGAACGAATTAACGGTGCTTCAATGGATGATATTGCAGATATGTTAAATATCGCAGCGTCTACCTTATATGCTTGGGCGAAAAAACATCCTGAGTTTGGTGAAGTATTGTCAGATGCAACACATCAAATGCATGCTAATATTGAAAGCACAGCAAATCATAGTTTATTGGAAAAATTAAAAGATCGCATGCTTGTCACAGAGCAAATTGTAAAAGATGGTGTAATCGTACAAGAAAAACGTAAACTTATTCTTGCAGATACCACAGCAATCACGTTTGCTCTTAAATCACGAAACCCTGAGAAATGGGATCAGCTTGGAGTTGCTCGTATCGAAGAAGCAGATAAAGCAGAAGATATTGGTAAACAAATTGCTGATACATTATCACAATACAAGTCTTAACTTTTTGAAAGGAGAACAAAGACATGGTAGTATACATTCAAAACCCAAATTTTCAATTTTCACTTAATGAGTTACGTCATAAGATTTTCTACAATAAATATCGATTTTTCCAAATTGAAACATTATATGTTGAAATCTATTCATGGTTATTTGATGTATCTCGTGATGAATGTGACCGTGATATGAAAATGTCTACGTTGTTTAGTATAGTTAAAGAAATAAATGTAACTAATAAATACATCCTTAGAATGGTAGATAAACTAAAACGTCATATTAATATTTTTATGAAAGATTACATTAATATGTTTGGTCGTGAGGTTGCGCTTAAACATTATCCGTCAAATGTGTCACCGTTCTTAGATCGTCAATGGGAGTCACTTAATCCTGAGTTTCGCCCTAGTAAGAAAAACAATGAGAATAAGAAATTTATTGAAAGTGTGTTGAAGGACCCATTTCTTAAAACACAACATAATTAAATATGGCAGAACAAACATTTACATTTTCGTTATCAAGAAAATCTGGAAATAAAGGGTTGAATAAAGGTAATCAGATTATATCTACAAATGATAGGATGCACCCAATGGTTAAAGCCAAGATAACATCTTATCTTCGATCGTTATCATTTGATACAGTGACACATCAAGGTGTGATTGAGACATTCAACCCTGAATATCCATGCGAAGTTATTATGGTTGTCTATCCTCCAACAAAACGGAGGATGGATCCTCATAATTTAGCAATCACATTAAAAGCGTTGATAGATGGTATGACAGATGCTGGTATATTCACTGACGATGATTATCATGTTGTAGATATGGTATCATTTAGACACGGTGGTAAAACTAGTGGGGATAAAAACTATCGTATCGACATTATAGTAAAATCAATAAAATAGAGGTAAAAACATATGGTTTCATATATGGAATTTTATAATTCACGAATTGGACGAGCATATGATAAAGACGGTTATTATGGTGCTCAATGTTGGGATGGAGAAGCTGAATATTCTGATTATTTAGGTGCTCAACGTGTAAATTGTACGTCTAGTGGCTACGTAAAAGACTTATGGGAAGATCGTTATTCTAATGGTATCTTAAATGATTTTGATGAAGTAGACATTGATGATCTTCGCCCTGGAGATGTTGTTGTATTTAAAGAACATCCATATACTCCGCCTTCACACGTGGCGATTGTTCACACAACGTCTGGTAACGGTGCATACATGCTTGGTCAAAACCAAGGTGGTACTCCTTATTATGAAGGTGGTAGCGCATTTAACTTAGTATGGTTCCCTTATGATGCAATGTATCCAACAGCGTTTCGACCTAAAGCATTTGGTGAACAAACACAACGGACTACAAATGTATCACAAGCGGTAGGTTCACCAAATACAAACTGGGTAACGGAAGACGGATACTTCACAAGCGATTACGCTATTTATGCTCGTACAGATGGACCTTCAACAGGTAATGCTACTCCATTCTTATTCCCTGAGGGATCAGTAATTAAGTACGATGCGTATTGTCGCGCTAATGGGTATTTATGGATTCGTCAAAAACGTGGTGATGGGTCATACTGGTATATTCCAACTGGGGAGTCAGATTCATATCATAGAACAGAGCCTGCGTGGGGTACGTTCGAATAGTACAAAGGCAACAATCATATTGCCTTTTTTTTATAAAAAGGAGTTTACATGAAATATTTAAATGAACTATTGGAATATGATAAAGATAAAAGTATAAAACATTCAAAAGCTATTTTAAGAGCTTTTGAAAAACATAAGCGTATTCATCAACGAGCAGTGTATGGCATATATAAATATGATGCTGAAAAAGTAGAAAAGGCGATTGCCTTTGTAGAAAATGAATTTTATCTTACTACAGGTGAATTGAAGTTGATAAAATTACACCCTGTTCAGAAATGGTGGTTTGAATTAATCTTTGGATATTATACTACTGATGGTGATATTTTGATTAACGAAATATTTTTAAACATCATTCGTGGTGCAGGAAAGTCTACGATTTTAGCAGCATTGGAAATGACATGGGCACTTTTTGGGAATAATTATGGTGGTGAATCTTGGATTATCGCATATGATAATAATCAGGCTGAACATGTGTTTGGACAAGTTCGAAATCAAATATCAAGTGGAAATGGCGTTCTAAAAAAATTAGGTGATTCTAATCTATTAAAAACAACCAAAACAGGTATCGATTTTGTACCATTGAAAAACACTATACGTAAGGCGACCCATGATATTTCACGTTTACAAGGTAATAACACATCTCTTAATGCATTTGATGAAGTACATACATATAAAGAAGACGTAGTATCAGCCGTTAATAAAGGTTCTCGTCAAAAACAAAAATCATGGAGATCTATTTATATCACGTCAGGTGGTATCACACGTGGATATTTATATGATGACATGATTAAACGTTTCACGTCAGATGATGAATATGAATCTGATAGGTCTATTGGGTTAATATATCAATTAGATTCAGCTATTGAAGTAAAAGATGAATCCAATTGGACAAAAGCAGCACCAATGATGATGGATGGATTACCTAGTTTGGAAAGCGTACGTGAAGAATATAATATTGCTAAAGGTGACAATGCTTTACAACTACAATTCTTAGCATATAATATGGGTGTAGCAGTTAATGACAGCGCCAAATACATTATGCCAAATGAATCTAAACGAACTGAATACGATTTTGATGCAGTATGGACAAATGCAGATGTTGTATTAGGTGTCGATTTATCAATTACAGGTGACTTGACAGCCTTGATATTCTTAACCGAAAAAGATGGAATTACCTATGCTCATTGTGAAGCAATTGGGTCACGTAATTTCTTCAATCCATTACCTGAACATATTGTATCACGTTTAACGGGGATACCTAATTTAACATTGACGGATAATGCATTTATATCATCACATGATGTTTTACGTGTTGCAAGAGAATTTATTGACAAATATAATTGTAGTACATTGTTTGTTGGGTATGACCCTGCTCGTTATGATAACTTAAAAGTGTTAATTGAAGAGAACTTCTTCGATGTAGATGGTGAGCGTCAATTACCAATTAGACAAGGGTTTGCAATGAGTGACTACATTAAATTGATGAAAGAAAAATTAAGTGAGCATTCACTAATTCATAATTCAGAAATATTAGAGTGGAGCTTAAATAACTTTGCAGTAAAAGTTGGATCTCGTGGGGATTATATGGCTACTAAATTAATTGACGCTGAAAAGATTGACCCCGTGGTTGCGCTTGTCATAGCTATTGAGACAATGGTTATAAAAGGTATATAAAATCAGAAATTTTTCTGATTTTTTTGTTGACATAAAACTGATTATTTGATATAATTATAATATAGAATGAAATAGAAAAAAGGACAGTTTTATGGATTATTTAATTGAAAATATTTTAAAATTGCAGCCAATTGATATGTCCATTGTTATGGTGGTAGCCGTAATCTTGGATTTGTGGACGGCATTGACCTTATCAATCAAATCGCGCTCTACTGTTTCTAAAACACTCATTAAAGGTTTTTCAGTTAACTTGTTGATTATATTCTTACCTTATCTTTTACGATTGATAACGCTATCAATACCTGAAGCTGGTAAGAGCGATTTTGACTATGTTCAAATGGTATCAGTAGGTATAACAGTTTTATTTCTTGTAACAACTGCGACATCTATCATTGCAAATTATTCAGCTTGTTTCCCTGAGTCTAAGAATTTCTTAACTAAATTTGCATATAAATGGTTACCTGCTGAGATTGAAAAGAAACAAGAAAAACATGGTATTACAAAGTCTGATGATGTTACAGAAAACGTATTAGAAGATGTAGTAAGAGAAGTACTCAATGCACAAAAAGAGGTTTCTGAATCACCCGTAGTTGATACTCAAAAAGAAGTTATTGATACACCTCAAGAAGTTATTGATACACCTCAAGAAATTACTAAACAACCAAAAGGCGGAGCTTAGATTGTGGCAATTAGTTATTTAAACGAACAACCATACGCAGGTGACAATGGTGTTCGTGGAACTGGTTTTTATGAAAGTAAAAAATGGCACCGTGTAAGGGATGCCATTCGTAAACGTGATAAAATGACGTGTAGATCATGTGGTCAACCTATTATTGGACGTAGTATTGTTGACCATATAGAGCGTCTAACCTTGGATAATATGTATGATTGGGATATTGCATATAATCCTGAAAATCTTCAACTATTATGTATCCAATGTCATAATAAAAAAACCTTCCATAAAACTATGACACCAAATGAAACATTATGGTAGAAAGGAGTTTTCAACACATGGGTATTTATGACTCCATTGTGAAAATGTTCACAGGTAAGATTGATAAAAAGACACAACGTGTTGCATGGACTGATGAAACGGTCAAATACACCTCTTCATTTATTCAATCAGTAGTAGCCTTTATTGCCCGTGAGTTTTCAAAACTAGATATTGATCATCGTATTTATGAACGTCAACCTGATGGTAAATATTTAACACGAGATAAACTTGGTTCTAATGAATATGAAGTACTGAATTATTCTCCTAATGGTTACAAGACTAATGTTGAATGGAAGCGTGAAATTGCAAAACGATTGATGCGTGGTGATAATGTTTACTTAAAACCAATTTATAAAAGTGGTAATTTAATTGAATTACTTTTTACAGATGCAGTAACATATAGTGATGACCCTAATAATATTTTGTGTATCACGTCTCCAATATTTGTATCTGAAAATTCATCTATGTATGATAATATTTTAACAAACATTGGATCTCAGTTAAAACAAAATAAATTGCGTGGATTTTTAAAGATTAACACTCTTGTCAATACGAATGCCGAAGAATTTAATAGGACAGCACAAGCGTATTTGAAAAATTTACAAGAAAGTGCAACCTATAATGGCTTAGGTGTCTTGGATGCTAAAACTGAAATCAAGGAATTACAAAAAGAATACTCAACTCTATCGCCTGACATGGTTGAATTGATAAAACGAGAAATCTTAAATGGATTTGGTTTTTCTGAGAAATTATTGACAGGTGAATATACTGAGTCTGATTATCGTCATTTCTTTGATAACGTAATGGCTCCTATTGTTAAGGAATTTGAAACAGAATTAACATATAAATTGTTAACTAATAATGCACGTATTAATACAGGAGATAAGAAATCATTTGAACGAATTTCGGTATCGGTAAACGTATTTAAATTTGCAGGTATTGACCAATTGATTAAATTAGCTTCAAGTAATACAAACGGAGCATTTATGACAGTAAATGAAATCCGAAGCCTCATGGGACATGACCCAATTGAGGGTGGTGATGTATTTAGAACAAACTTAAACTCAACAGAGGTGAAATATGGTAACGATTAACAAAGAAATCAGTCATATTCCTAATTTACCGTATACGAATGCGGTAGAATATGGCGGTAAACGTATTATTGTTATTCATAACACTGCAACACCTGAAGCAACTGCTGATAATGAACGTGATTATTTTCACAATAACTGGTCACGGATTGAAGCATTTGTTCATGCGTTTGCAGACTGGAATAACAAAGTGGTTGAGACGGCTCAACCTGATACAGTTGCATGGGGAGCTGGGAATGTAAACCCATATGCATTTTTACAAGTAGAACAATGTATCTCGAATGATGCATCTAAAAATATTCAATCAGCCAAAGCAGTTGCAGCGTATGTTGCAGATTACATTAAGAATAGTGGTAAATCATTTGATGATTTCCGTATCATGAGTCACGCTGATGTCACACGTGAGTTTGGTGGTACAGATCATACAGATACTATTGAAGGTCTATCGTGGGATGATTTCATTTATGAAATCAAAAAAGAATTGAACTTGGTCACTGAATCACCTATTGAGGGGGTCCAAGCCACTGATGGCAATCGGTTTCAATGTGGATACGCCATCAAAGCAAGAGAAGATGGACCCGATACACGAAATCGACAAGTCTATTTATTCCGACAAGGAGATACAATCAAGTACGATCGTAAACTTCTATCAAACGGATATGAATGGATTTCACAACCACGCTCAGATGGAACTTTTTGGTATATTCCTATTCGTGATTTATCTGACAGTACTACTGTTTGGGGATCATTTTACTAACGATAATTAAAAAAAGAGGTATAGAAAATGGCTACATTTACTAAAGAAGAATTTAAGACTGAAGTTGCAAAACTATTTGCTACAGGTAAAGAACAAACGTCTGAATTGTATACAAAACTTTCAGAACTAATTAACAAACTTGTTGATAGTATTAACGAACAACCTACTACACCAACACCTTCACAACCGTCAACTAATGGTATTACAAACGTAGTTCTTACTGGTCAAGCAAAAGACCAACAAGGTAAGAAATGGGAAGGTATTAAGGTCCGTCAAGATGGCAATACTTTAAACATTGATATGGCTCCATGGTATGGTACTTACTTACGTGAACTAAACATGGATTTGACACTTGCTGATTTAGCTACCGCAAAACCATTGAATGGATTACGACCTATTGAACAATGGAAAGGTTTGGGTATTGGTCAATCAGGCGTAGATCACGGTATCAACTCATGGGGAGCGTTACAATTTGGTATCAACGGATTGCGTAAGTTCCATGAAGTAACTTATTTAGCAAAAACATTTGCTGGTGGAGATGCTGCTACTCAAGAAATTGTCAAACGTCAACGATTTACTGTATTTGATATGCCTACACCTGGAACATTGCATAGTTCTAAATTTGATGGGGATCATATTGTTGATGTTTGGTTTAACTATTCAGTAGATAATCGACAATATAAATATGATGCTGAAGGTCATGCTGAGCATGGAGTCATTCTTCATCTTACTGACGGTGTTGCTCGTGTACATAAATTATCGACAAACACTGATACATATGTAACAATTAAATAGTAGGTGATTCAAATGGTATTCGATACATCTAATTTTACAACAACACAAAAAGCAAAGTGGTCTAATGGTAAAGCAGCTGACCAAACGAACTTTCACCAATTAATTGATGCTATTGCACAATTAGTTACGCAAGCAGCAGCTGATATTAAAAACGATGTCCAACCAACTCAGTCTGGATATTCTGATGATAAAGCTAAAGCCGTAGCGAAATTGTTATTGAATACTGAAAGCGACTATAATAGTACATTGCTATGGACAAAATTAAATGAGTCCATAGCTAATGCTATTGTATCAGCTTCAAATCAAGTTGTAACTGATTATGATGCAAAATTAAAACCAAAGGTTACAAGTACAGTATCAACTGAAATTGGTAAAGTTATCACAAAGGATAATCAGACATTTAAAACGAATGTAACTGATATTGTAAATGTATTACTGACAACATTAAAAGCACAATCACCAATCACATATTCTTACACATATAATGGTGCACTATTAACCATTACAAAGAATGCTGGTGGAGTTCTTTCTAATATTTCAATTACAACAACAACTGGTAAGGAATTGCTATCTCCAACAGCAGTAAAACTTCCTGCAGAAGCGTCTGGTGATGACAATACATTCTTCATCATTCGCTTAGATGGAGCTAGACTAGTTGTAAACCGTTCAGGGGTAGTGAAACCTGCAGTAACTCTTATTGGATAACAGGAGAATATAATGAAAATTGTAAATAATTTTTATGACAAAGATGGAAATTCTCTACTAAAAGTTAACGCACAAGGTGAGCGTGTGACAACTGAAGAAATTAAAGTTGTCTACGCTCATGCCAATGTGGTTAACAAAAATGGATTGAAATTGAATGATGATAGTATCACGGTAACACGTGAGCGTTATCCATTACATTTCTCTCATTGGGATTTCCGTGTTGAAGATATCGTTGGATATATTCGTACAGATGGTAAACCAAATGAAGATGGTGAGTTTGTAGGATATATCTCATTCTATACATCTACTGAACAAGGACGCCATGCAGCACAAGTATGGCAAGATGGTGTCATTGATGAATTGTCAGTCAGTTATTATGTAGATGAAGCTGAGGAAATTGATGACCTAAATGGTGGTACATATTTAAACGTTATCAAAGCAACATTAAAAGAAGTATCACTTGTTTCAGTTGGGGCTGATCCTGACACTCATGAGGTCAAAGGTGACTCAGATGAAGATACTGACGATAAAACTGATGATAAAGAAAAAGAAGTAGAAAAACCTGCTGATGATGTAGATGAAGAAGATAATGATTTATCAAAAAACGCATTAGATGATGCTAAATTGAAATTTTTTAAGGAATTAGTATCATTTTAGTTGACACAATAAACTTTTTATGATATACTTTTATTGTAATATAAAAGTATATCATAAATTTAATGAGGTATAATAAATATGAAAAAATGGATTGATGAACTTGAAGAAGTTAACAATCGACTAGATGAATTAAAAGGTCTTGTTAAGAACTCTCAATCAGTAGAAGATGTTGATAAATTTACAACTGAATATAAAGACTTAGTTGAACGTAAAAATGCGTTAGAAAAAACTAAACCAAATAAGGAGCAAAAAATGAATTATTTAGAAACTCAACAATCGTTGAAAGATTTCGTAGCTATTCAAACCAACAACAAGCTATCTGTTGAAGAACGTGTAGATGCATGGTCAGAAAAACTTGCAGAAAATGGTGTGACAGTTACAGACCCATCTGCTTACTTACCTAAAAAATTAGAGCTTGATGTGCAAACAGCGTTGACACGCGCCAATCCTGTTTTCCCATTGTTCCGTGTTACAAATATCGGTGCAATCTTAATCGCACAAGAAATGACTTCAAATGAGGAAGCTCAAATCCATATCCCAGGTACAACAAAGACTCGTAGCGCAGCAACATTAACAGTTTCAGGTATTAAGCCACGAATGATTTATATTGCTCAAGCAATTGATGAAATTCAAAAGCAAACACTTTCAAATTTTGAAGAGACATATGAAACAATTGTTTCTGTGTTGGTTCAAGCTGTTATCAATAAAATTGTCGATCTTGCCCTTGTAGAAGGTACAGCTACTGGTGCAGAAGGATCTGCTTCTACAGAGAACGGGTTCATCTCAGTTATTAATGAAACAAACACCAATAAGGTAAAAACTGTTTCTGGTAAAGAAGACTTGATTGCAGGTATTGAATCAGCGGTTGATGAAATCACTGTTGGTGGTAAGAAATATTTGATTATCACAAAAGCTCACAAACATGCAATTCTTAAAGCGTTACGTACGAAGTTCCCTCAAATGACAGTTCGTAATAACAACCAAGATATTGCAGATACGCTAGGTGTTGATGAGTTGGTTATCTATCAAGGTACTAAAGCTGTAAAACCTACCGTAATGGCCGAAGGTGCTTATGCAGTAGATATGAAACCATTGAACCGTATTGAGCAGTTCCGCTTTGATACTAATGAGAATGATATTCTTGTTGAAACAACTGCAAGTGGTCGTCCATATCTATTTGGTGGTATCGCAGTTATTAATTTAGATTAATAAATAAAAGTGAGGTTACTTATGGATATTGAATTACTAATCAAACAGGTGAAAGCGTTTCTTAGAATGGCATCCGAAGTGACCGTCTATGACGAGGAAATTAAGGTATTGCTACGAAGTGGTATCAATGTGTTACGGGGTAATGGTATTGAAGTTACCAATACCCCACTCGTCACAGATTATCTATGTACATACGTACGTACACGTATGTTACGTGATACCTCACAAACATTTAGAGATTTTGAATTGGAACGTGAGAGAAGTATATTGAATCAACTATATTTTGGAGGAACTGATGAAAGTACAAGTAATTTTAAACTATGAAGATGAAAATCGACGTGTACGTTTAATCGGTGATATCTTAGAAATCGATAAAGATGATTTTGATAGTACTCATCACCGTAAATTAACAAAGAAAGAGCTTGAAAATGTTTGATGAAATAACATTGGGTGTTATCACTACTTCAAAAAATAAAAACGGTGAGAGTGTTGAAACAGAAAACAAAATAACCGTATCAGCAGTACCTCAACGTATCAGTCGTGAACAACGTGATAAGAATAATGAACGTGGTCCTGGTAAGAATTTACGATTTAGAATTGATTTTCTTGGTGAAGAGTATGATGATCAAAACATCCCTTATTTTTACCATCGAGGTATTCGCTATAGTGTACGTGATTTCGATCGTGATAAGACAGGTACGGGGTATTTCATTGAAGGTACAAGTATAAGAGGTAAGGTATGAGATTTGAATCATATACTGAATTTTATGAATTTCTACAAACAAACCTACCTGATTGGGAAATCGTTTTTGGTACGTCAAAAGATAGTGTCAATGGTAAAACATGTTTCATCAATCAAGATAAGTGTATCACAACATCGGTTGATGATGTGAAATTGATCCAATATACGACCTATGATTTGATATTTCTACAAGAACGTGCAGCATTTTATAATACACCAATCGTGGAACAGACCATTGATGGTGTAAGATTTATAGAATACAATGATGACTCAGGTATGAATATATTTGTAGGGTCAGTGATTGTATGGGGTCCAAGGAGTTTGCCAGATGAGTAATGATGTTATTAGTGATGCTAATATACGTAGTGTAGCTACATACCTAGATCAAGCGTCCAAAGAGAATGCGGATAGACGAATCAAAAAAATGGCAGATGATTTGTTATTTAAACTCCAAAAACATGCTCGTCAGCATCAACGAACGGGTGACCTTGCTAGGAACATCGTATTAAATAAAGAAAAATTAGGTCATTATCTTATTGATGGTGGTTATAGAAGTACCTATTCGGATAGAACATATCATGCGCTTCATTTCTTTGTACATGAAGAAGGTAAAAAAGCATTAGAGCAAGCGCTCAATGATGTAATAAAAGATCTACGTGATAATAAATATTAAAAAGAGGTAAAATCATTATGGTTTTTAATTATAAAGAACGTGAAATGTTTCACGGTAATCAACGATTATCAATTGCAGAATTAACTTCTGCTGATACATATAAAAATGTCAAATTTGGTACTGGATTGGTGTCAGTTTCAGCCATGTCAGATAGCGCAGAAGTTAAGAGTTTCGCGGCTGACGATATCCCTGACCATGCAAGTATTGCTGGGGCGTCATTACTTAAGGGTACTATGAAATTCATGCAATTGGACCCTGATCTCCGTATTGATTTCTTTGGTCAAGATGAAACTGAAAATGGTAAAGGTTATGCGTCAACAGGTGTATTCCCTAAACGTTTGGTTCAGTATGTGACAACTGGTACACGTCGTAATGGTGATAAAGCATTGCTTATCACAGTATACCCAAATATGTCAGTTACTGGTAAACCGTCTAAGGAAACTGAAACTGATAGCTCAGATTCGCCAACCGCAATCACATGGGAAGCATCAGTACAAGCGTCTGGATCAGAATTTTATGTGACTAAGACAGGTCGTAAATCAGCAGAATTTGAATACTACTTCTATGGTGATGAAGTTGATAAGGTTCTTGCATTTATTGACGGTGGTGGTATCATCACACCTAAATATAAAGTAACAGATACAGCACCTGCAAAACCTAGTGGGTCAGAAGCACATTTGGGATAATAAAAAAGGAGAACTAAGGACATGAAGATTCCATTTAGAAAAATCAAAAACTTTAAATTAATCACTGGAACTAATTTGCTAGAACAGGAAGATTTGACACGATCATCTGATTTCGAAATTCGTATTAAAGCTATTGAAACTATCATCTTGGGTATCTATTTGATGAACAACATGAATACTTTACAAGCTAGAAACGAATATGTTCGTTTATCAAAACCTGAAAACGAAGATGAGCGCTATGATATCATTGAAGATATCGAATTGGATGAATTACTATCAGACGTTTTTGATCGATAGAATAGACCATGAGGGGTGATGGATTATATCTATCATCCCTATTTTTAATGAAAGGTGAATTTATGTTATCTACAAAATTAGTATTTAAATACACACTCCATACTGGTCATGACATTTTTGATGATTTCAATGAATTGGATAGACAACAAGCATTACGTGAATTAGGTGAAGAAAATGATTATGCAAATCATGTATTTATGATATTAGATCGATTAGATTCCATTGGCGTGGATATTGATACATTAGAATTAAATGAGTTATTAAAACCTACTGTCGAATTTGAAAATGAAGTTGAAACTACTGACCCTAGAAAAAAGGATTTCATACCTGATGTATATGTTACATTACAGGAAAGGGCTATACCAAAACAACCAAAGGGGATTGTTAAAGAAGCAATAAAAGCAATGGTTGCGTCAGATCACATAAACGATACTATATTATTAGATGCTCCATATGATATGGCTATGTTTATGTTTAGTGAAGCTATGAAAGCTAAAAGTGACGCAATGAAAAGAAAAATGAAAGGGTAATAATATATGGCATCAAATGGTAATAAACTAACCATACAAATTTCAGGTCAAACCATTGAGTTAACAAAAAGTATTGAGAATATGAATAGATTCATCAATCAGTCAAAACATGAAGCGCGTGACTTACAAACCGCATTAAAGTTTGACCCTGGAAATGTTGATTTAGTTGTTCAACGAATTTCAGCTTTAGACCAAGCTGCATCATTAAGTGCTTTGAAACTCACTGAATTACAAACTAAATTAGGAAATATTGATCCTGATAAAAATGCTAAAGAGTGGGTTAAAACCAACAATGAACTACGAAAAGCTAAGACTGAAACCGCAAACCTTCAGAGAGATTTGGAATTTGCCAATAAAACCTTAAATAGGATGAATTCAACAGCCGCTAAGTTTCAGTTCAACCCTGGTACTGGTATGCGAGAGTTCCAAAACACAGTTCGAGGAGTAAATGCAGCCTTGTCAACTTTAGGTGGAGTAGATAGACTTCTGACATTTGATAAGGCATCATCATCAGCTAGTGAATTTAATAGTCACGTATCAGATATTCGTAATGCTACTGAATTGCTACACCGTAAGGCTGAGTTATTACGTGCTGATTTAAATGATATAGACGTAGTAGTAGATCCAAGTGGTTTTGAACGACTTCAAAATCAATTATCAGATGTAACTGATCAAATTAGAAGAATTGAAGAGCATAAAGTACAAATCCATTTCCCTAGTGATAAAACATGGGGTGAACGTATTCTTGAAGGTGGCTTTAATGTTTTAAAAGGTGGGTTGTCAAAAATATCTGGATCTATAACTGGTTTTTTTAAAGGTCTACCTGGCATGGTTCTATCTCATGTTAAACAAGGTTTGGATATTGGTCTACAAGGATTGAAAGCTGGTTTAAATGCAATTGGTACAGTAGCGTTGTCTCCAATAAATGCTCTTGTGGCAACCATAAAAAATGCTCCTGCGGCGATTGCTGGTGCGTTAAGTGCGATTGGTAGTAAAGTATCTGGTGCGTTGCAGTCAGGGTTGAGTTTTGCAGCCAATTCAGCTAAATCAATTGTTACAGGTGTGTTTTCATCCATTGGTTCCGGTATTGTTAAAACCATTACTGCTCCATTACATGGAATCAAGAATATTACGGATACTATCATCCGTGGTTCATTACTAACAGTCGGTCAAAACATTACCAATGCAGTGACTGGTACAGTAAAAGGTGCAATCGCTTCCATGGGTGAAGCCCAATCATCAGCAAAAGCATTAGAAAATGTGTTGTCGTTTGCCAATGTTGATACAAGTGTTATTCAAAGCATTAAGAGCGAGATGAGTTCATACGCCAAAGAAACAACTTATGGATCATCTGAATTGAATAAAGTTGTAGCTGGTTTAACGTCAGCAGGTGTTGAAGCGGGTAAAACTTCTAGATTAACTAAAAGTTTGGGTAATGCTTATAAGTTGCTAGGTGATGGATCCCAAAAAATATCAGATATTGGTATCATCTTTGCTCAGATTAACTCAGCTACAAAATTAACAGCTCAAGACTTTAACCAATTGCGTAATGCTGGTTTAGGTGGAGCTATTAAGCAAGAGATTGAAAAATCATTCCCTGATATCATTTCTCAGTTTGGTTCATTCCAAGAAGCCATGTCTAAAGGTGCTATTAGCGCCGAAATGGTAAACCAAGCGATCACTAATATCGGTGAGTCTGATGCAGCGAAACGAGCGGCTACAGTTCCTAAGACTATTGGTGAAGCCTATGATACACTTCAAGAAACACTCGGTCAAAAGTTCCAAAGTATTTATGGTAAGTTAACTGATAGTGGTATTGGATTTGTTCAAAACTTAACTGACACCATTGAAAATGCAGATTTTTCAGGGTTAACCGATATACTAGATGGAATGGTTGGTAAATTTGGTGAATTGGTTACGAAAAGTGTTCAATTCATCACAACAATGGATTTTGGACCAATATTATCCGTTTGGGACAGTGGACTAGGTTCTATTAAGTCATTACTAGATACCGTTCTGACAGTAGTCAATAATATACGAGAACAAGTTGATTTAACTTCCGTTTTGTCACGAGTAGTATCTTCATTCTCATCACTATCTGAGATTGGATCAATCATCCAAGCGTCTATCGTTAATATTGATTTCGGTAAGGTGTTTGGTTCCGCAGTAGGTGTGTTCGAAAACATTATAAGCGCAGTTAAAAATATTGGAGTTTCACTAGCTTCTGCTTTAAATGGAGACGTAATTACAAACGCTATATCTGGCGTATTGGATATTATCTCATCCATTTCAGGGTATGTATCTAAAATTGATTTAACATCAGTATTTTCAGCAACGGTTAATGTTGTTAATGCTCTATTAGATACTATCAATAAAATTGGAAGTGTTATTGGTTCAGTATTTACACCTGATATTGTTTCCAAAGGTTTAACCGTCGGATTGAATGTCATTACTTCAATATTAAACGTCATTAATCAAATTGACTTTGAGAAGGTATTTGGTGCAGCAGTTCCAATCATTGAAAATATTAAAACTACATTTGATCCTTTATTTGTGTTGATTTCACAGGTATTCTCTCCTGAAAATATTACTCGTGGACTTGTAGTATTGATGAATATTCTTGACGGTGTGTCTAGTGCGTTCGCTGGTATTGCTCAATATGTTCAACAAGCATTCTCATCAGATTCAGTTTCTAAATTAACTACTGATATCAATACATTGTCAGATAATCTAACAAATAGTTTTTCTCCTATTATGGAAAACCTTAAGAATACGTTTGATAACATTGATTTGGGTCAAGTTATGCATTTAGTGATTACTGCAGTCGGATCACTTGGTTCAGCCATTGGAGATATCCTTAGCAGTATAACTAAAGTTGCTAGTGGTCTAGATCTTGAGACGATATTCGGTTCATTTGTTGTATTCTTTAACACAACACTGAAGGAAGTGGGTGATTTTGCAAAAGCTATTGCTGATGCATTCTCAAATAAAGATTTAGGTGAAATATCTTCTAATTTACAAGCTACGTTCGTATCCATGAGCAGAACGCTTGATAATCTTATGAAGTCACCATTCTTCACAGCATTTGCATCTACTATTGCATCTATCATCACTTCAGTATCAGGTATCATCTCTGGCTTCATTAGTTCAGTAGAAGGTAATATTAATGATTTAAGTAATGATAATTCATTGATTAATAATCTATTAAATCCAATTAAAGATATTTTCAATGAATTGGATAAATTTGCTAATAGTAATTTATTAAAAACAGGACTTGGTCTGGTAGTTGAATACTTCAGGATAGGAATACAAAATATCTTAATCGCATTCAAGTATCTCTCTGAAACATTTAATAACTTATTCGCTGATGTAGATTTATCACCTGTGCTTGACGCATTTAAATCTTTTGGTGATACCGTGAATTCATTTGTTGATAGTACATTTTCTGGTTTCAGAGATTTCATGCAATTCATAAAAGATTCAGGGTTTATCGATTCACTTGTTAGCAGTATTAATGAGCTTTCTTCAGCATTTGGCGATACGATGAAAAAGCTAAAACCATTCTTAGACATACTTGGTAAAATCATTGGGTACGCAGCAGGTGCTATCTTTACGGCAGCCATTGCAGCATTTAAAGTGCTTGTTGATGTCATTACAGCACTGTTTAAAGTTCTTAATGACATTATCGACGCTATAGGTAAGATTGGATCTGACATCTTGAATTGGCTAGGTGGAGTACTTGGTTTCAATGGGTCTGGATATGGCTATTCATCAGCAGGTGACACCTACAGTGCGGTATACTCAGCCATGGACTCAGTTCAACAATATAACAGTTCGAATCGTACTACTAATCATGTGAATATTAATGTTACACCTTCATCTAATATGAATATGACAGCGTTAGCTCGTGAAATCAAACACCAATTTGAACTAGGACTAGCTTAAGGAAAGGAATTGATTATGATTATCAGAAGCAATCTTACATTAATTCAAAGAAGTAATCCTCTACCAATTACCGTTGTTAGAGATCCTCTTCCTGACAAAAATGCATTAATCGTAGGTAATTTTACTATCTCTATTGATGCAATCATAAGATAAATGGGTAGTTACCCATTTATTTTTTTGTGGATTTTAGAGTAAATATATGGTATAATATAAGTAAACAAGTTGAAAGGAAATAAAATATGGCAATTCGTATTTTTGACATTATACCTTTTTGGGCTAAAAATGGATACTCTGTTTATTCGTCTTATAGTGAAGACGCCAAAAAAAAGATGAAAGAAGATCCCGTTAACATGTCACTGTATGCAGTTGGGTATCCATTAGGTAGTGAGTTGTATAATCCTAGTGGTATCGGTGGTGGTTATACAAATTCAGCTCCTAGTACACGAATATCTCAATATGAAAGTCAGCAGATATCATTTGATATGCTTTTTAGGACGGATGATACTAGTAGTGCTTATGAAAAATATTTGGATGCTAGTATAGCAGTTCGTGATACCTATCTTGTATGGTTACGATATGCGGTTCCTTTACGTAGTGGATACCGTTATGCTTACCGACCATGCTTTGTGAATTCTATCACAAAGACTGAAGCTAAATATCAAGATGCCGAGATGCTTGAACGAATTACACTCACACCAGTTGATTCATGGATGTATTTATATGGGTTTACTGAAGAAGCTGCTCGTGTGTCATTAAGCCCTGAAAATGCAACCTACAAACCAGACGTGCAAATGTACTCAAATGATATGATAAAACAAGTGCCCTATACATATCCATATTTTTACCAAGGTTTGATTAACACACCTAAAAGTGATACATGGTATGAGCGATGGGGTAATGTACTCGATCCTAGTTCTGATGTTTATGCAAATTTCGCAATCCATGCTCCTAGCTTTTTAGTGTCTAAACAAGAAGAAATGACATTATCATTCTATGGTGCAAATATGGAAGAACAAATGAACCGTGTAAAAGATAATGCGTTTATCACAATGGATAAAGATGAGCGTGAGCCTGAATTGGCTAAAAATGTACGTTCCAGTGTATCTTCATTTGTAAACTCTCGTAATCGTTTACGTGGTGGTCGTGGTATTAAATTTAATGCAAAATTAGAAAATTATGGAATGTTTGACGGTCGAATTAAGTTTGGATCACATGAAAATGATGATACGTTTTGGGGTGATACAGGTCTTGCAATGTATGACTCGTTTTCAATATCAGGTAACGCCAAAAAAGGACAAAAAGTATCTTTCGTAATTGGTGATAATTCCATTTTAGATAACGAGTTGAAATTTACCGATGATGTAGTTTTCGCAATCGACACAGCATCTTGGGCTGATGTATACAATACAGGTGCAACGTTAGGTTATCGTAGGGATATTGACTTTTCAAGGTTTGTCTCTACAGGTATTAAATTTATTTCACGATTATCAGGTGACGCATCAGTTACATTTATTGTGTGTAGGAGATCTATTTATGGTATTTGATTATGGAAACACATTAGTGTTATATTGTGAAGTTTATCAGGGTAAACCATCATTGTTTTACTCTGATGAAAACTATCATTTAGAAAAAATTGGGTCATTCTTTGCACGTGACTTTTCAATTTCATTAAACACGTCTTATACACAAGATAGAATTAATAGTACAATTTCATTACCTAGAAATATTGTATCATCACGTCCAATTCAACGTGGCGACATCATTTCGGTATCTGCACTCAATCAAGTAGAACCTACCGTTTTTTCTGAAATAAAGACATATCGTTTTTCATCTGCTGATGGAAAAAATGGTTTAATGTATCACCCTCAATGGGCGGACCTTCCAGGCGTCGAGGACGATACATATAATAAAAAGCCAGATAACGTATCAAGTGAAATTCGTAGACGTTACTTATATAATAGAGCCTTTGTAGTGTCATCAGTAGAATCTGATCGATTGGTATTAATGGATTATATTCAATATAATATGAGCGTAGTGACAGTAGGATATGTGGGGTTAGTTCAAAACGAATCATTTGTAAATGTTATTAACCTTATTAGTAAACCTGACATGCGAGCGTTTACAGCTAAACAATATCAATTCACTGACAACAATAATGTGATTGAGTCACCGTTCGTACTAGATATATCAGGTAAGTTCTTTAATGGTACATCATTTTCAGATAATTTTACCACAACAAATGTGAAGCCGTATGATATACTATTAAATGCATTATCGGGTCTACCAGATGAGTATATACAGTATGTACCCGAAGCGTATGTATTTCGTGATGAGGATGGTCCTTATGTTTTTATGGCTATTACCGCTACTAATGAACGAGCTGATTATATTCATACAGGTAAAAAACATGACTATAATCTTAGCCTTCGTATTAAACCAGTTGTGAATGCCAAATTTACTCCTTTAATAAACAGCGATCTATCTACTATTTGGATACAGCCATCCTCTGATGCATCTGATTATATTAGAGCAGGAGTTGTTGGTGTTATTGCTGATAGAGCTGATAAACGTAAGAAAATGTTAAAAACATTTGATAAGTTAGCAGAAGCCGATAGACATTCATTTGATACCATAACGGAATTAAAGACGGTATTGATAGGGTATAACGATTTATTCAATAAGAATTACTTTTCAAAAGAAAAAGAAAAACTTGGTAAATTCTTAGAGAAAGAGCCTGACCGATTTTACTTTTCATCAAATGAAGAATATGAAGCTGCTAAAACTCAATATGAAGAGCGTAAGAAAGCCTTTGATGATAAAATCAAAGAGCTTGATGATAAGGAAAAATTGTATCTTGCTGAATTGAAGAAACGATTAGGATATCCATTGTCACGTCAAAAAGTAAAAGAGTTGCTATGGGAAGCTATAAATGGAACAGACGATACTAGTGACATGGTATTAGATAGTGGTATCACCATACCAAAATGGAGAAGTAACTATTTGGATGGGTTAAAATATAATGTACTAAATGCGATGCAAGTACAGTATAAAAGTGCTCAAATTGAAGTGTCGTCATCTGATTTCTATGGGGTAAAACCATTGGAGCAGCTTTCTTCTTGGTATACGTACGATCTATTTTGGTCATCACCTTCGGGTACTGACTTGAATGGGGAAACCTTCAAAATTATCCGTACGACCTTTACACCTACACAAATATCATATATTATGACAGGCGCTTAATATAGTAACTTAAAGGATGGTTAACAATTATGACTAAATTTTATTGTAAAATATTACCAGACGAATTTATTGCTACCAATATTGGGGAGACGGTGCCATTAATGGCGGAACATAATATTTATGGGAAAAAACTAGGTGATGTTACTATTGTATCTGAAAACTATGCCATTATTGAGTCTGATGATCTAAACATTGGTAGTAAATTATCAGCAGGTAGCTTTGTGTCTCGAAATATTGAACATTATGTACGTGAGGTTAGCTTAGTTGCTAACCCTCGTTTTAATGATTGTCAAGTTATTAGAGTTTATAATGAGGAGGATGAAATATGATTAATCCAATGACTTTTGAAAGCGAGGGTAAAGAAAAAAACTTCACATACGCTAAAAATGATGCTGCAGTATTGGATGTGGTATTATCCTCTCGTACTAGTAGTGAAATGACAGCGCGTGATGTAGTGGAACAATCCATAGTACACAGTGGATTTGCCAATAAGCATGTAGAAGCCAATTCACGAGGGAGTCAGCAAGTATACGTGACTGATTTCAGTGGTACAATTGAAGAGGATGGACAACTACATATAGAGGTATTACGTGGATATATTGCAGGTAGATATTTTGAAGTATCAGATGAAACTATCCGTGTGTCATTGTCTGAAACAAGAAAAAAGAATGGCTACGCTCGTATTGAGTTTCAAGCATGTGGATTTAGTGATAATGATTCAGGTGTGGTATTCTTTTGGTCAACAGGACTTGTTGGGCAAGCAGTAGGTGGTGGACCGATTAATGGTGGATCTCGTGGGATTGAGGGTGTGAAGAATGAATGGGTGTTTGGTAGAATCCCTATATGGTTTGACTCGTCATCTTTTCCAGCAGAAGTGAATGTGTCTTATGAAGTTTTGGGTGATGTTATATCTTCTAACAACGTAAGTCCAAATCCATACTCCTTAAAAAATGATCACCTCATTATAAATGATGCGTATTTTGGTAAGTTAAAAGTATTATTGAAGAGTGATAACAGTTTAAACGTAGGGGACAAAGATTTCGGTATTTGGTCGTTTAACGGTATCAATTACTCTAATATTGATGAAACAAAATTGTTAGAATTAGTCAATGTTAATAAGCCAAAGGTTATCCCTCAATGGATCAATCGATTTATGTCTATGGGTACAGGTGAGTTATTTATGAATCGTAAATTGGTTGATAAATTAAAAACACAACACGTGTTGTCTGATGATGTAACCATTGATGATTTGGGTAATTCTAAATTATTAGGATTATGGGATAAATCAGTCAACTATACAGAGTTAAATCTATCACAATGGAAGCCTACAGCGTTTCAAGCCGTTCACGTGTTATCAGAAGCGTCTACAGGTAAAAATTATTATCCTAAAAAGATGACTGATGGTAAATACAATTTAGATGATTACATTAGCAAAAAAACAACGGACTTGACAAAAGTACTCGAACAATTATCTTATAGAACGTTGAACTATTTGAAATTCTCACAACCATTTTACCTTCGTAATTTCGACCGTAAAGGTGATCCAGTTATTAGTGGATATGTTGACCCTAAAAATCAATTTATCGCACGTAGGACGAATCCTATGGGTGTAGTAAACGAAGGTGAGAAAATCCAAGCGGATGTACGATTTATCATTGATGATATCAAGTTAAATAATGTCCATGATTTCTATACAAATATCCATTCGATTAATTATGGTAACATAGATGAAGTATTAAGCCATGCTGAAAAAGATAATAAGACATTCTTATTCTTAACTGAAAATTATAATACCGCGTTTATGCATGGATTTTCTGAAACAAGATATGCGTATATAGAGGTAGATGCTTCAATACATAGTAAAGTTAAATGTACCATATTTGTTAAATCATCAGAAGATCAATACGACATACCAGACGCAGGAGAAGTCGTACCAATCACAACAACCGTTAATTTGGATTATGACGCACCTAGACGTATTGTGGTTGTACCATTGACCGCTATTCCTATATTGTCAAGAAAAGTGAAGCCTGATGGAGAAATTACAATTTCATCACCAAAAGGTATTTCTCGTGATGATCAGTTGATTGATTTATTAAAACATAATAGAACAACTGAGACGGAGTTTTTTACAAACATGATCAGTCCAGCTTTGTTTAGTGAAATGGTAGATATGGAGTTGCGTACTAAATATGAGGATGTTGTAAAATTCGTAAACATGTCATATGATACGCTTATTAAAAAATTAGATAAATCTGATTTCAGAGCGTTTAACGCCATGGAAGGAGTTACCCAATTGACCTCACCTTACCGCTAAAATATTTTTAAATACAAGATATTTTTGTTGACAATGGTAGGTAGGTATGCTATAATATAGGTAAGGTTAGATATGGATAAACTTTATCTAGGTTTAACCGATCTCAAGTTTGGTGTGTTTGCCAAAGGTTCTCCTTTCTTAATTTTAGAAAACCATCACAAAAATTAATCATCCTTTCTTTATTATAATTTTTTGTATCATCATTTCAATGTGATGGTTTTCTGTTTTTTATAGGTAGGACCCTTATAAAAAAGTTTGTAACCAGTTGTAACCAGTTGTAACCAGCTGTAACCAGCTTGTAACCAGTGTAACCAGTATTTTCGGTTTACACTATTTTTTTTGTTCAATTTCATAAATAAGATATAAAATATAAAAAATTAAAGTACCCCCTAAATTCTTGGTTACACTGGTTACAA